ACCTGATGTAAGTTCTGCAATTACTGCTGCTTCGGTTGCCTGTGCGTATACCCGGCGCATGTTATCCAACATGGCTGCGTAGAAGCTTGGGTCAGCGCGGTCAAATAGTTCTACCGAGTAACGCTGTAATCCCTTGTAGGCCTTGACAGTTGCATCAACGTAAGAGCTGACAATACCTGTTTCGGATGGTCCAGCACCTTCGGCTGTTTCTGCAACGCTACCTGAAGTTGTGATCTTAGGTATCGAAACCGTCATGCCAGCGTTAGGCAATGCGCGTGTGCCAATGGCATCAATCGCGCCACGTGCGCCGATCTGGTTGTCTACAACCTGTGATACATACTGAATAGGCTTAAATGCTGGGTTGGTTGTAAAGGAATCGTCAGCTGCATTTACGTGCTTTGCATCCTCTGCCTTTGCGTGTGCAATCCATTCTGCACTTTCATGGTTTCCGCGTTGAGCCTTGATTGAATGCTCTAGGAAATGTGCTTGAGTCTTGATTGGTGAACGTGGCTTTGTGTAAGCCACTGGTGCGGCAGCGTGAACAACCGCGGCTGCGGTCACTTCATCTGCCACTGGTGCGGTTGTTTCTTCCACTGTTATCTCCTGTGGTTGTTCCTCGGCAGGGATTTCTGCTTCGGTGGTTTCTGGGGTTTCTTCGGTAGCTGCGACCTGAGAAATCTGTGCATCCTTAAATGCTGGGTTAGTTACATGTGCAACGGCTTCGAGCTTGGCGGATGATACGACCATCACGCCTTTCTCAATTACGTATTCGCCCACATTGGCTTCAATGCTAAATGCCGGGCGTAATCCCTCTGAAGCTTCAACTAGAGCATCATTACCTGCGCCAGTAGGCGCAATCTTAAAGGCCATTGAAATGCCGGCAGGTGTAACTTCCTCACTGCCAGCAATACCGCGACCTAATGGGCGTGTGCGGTCATGTTCCATGTTTAAGACAATTTGGCTGGCGTCAATGTCACCAAAAGCGCCAAACTCAAAACGCACTGGCCCAGCAGAAGTGTTGCCCACTTTAGCAAAAGGTACTACTAGGCCTTTAATGGTTCTGGTCTCAACACTTGCGGCCAACACTTGGCCCTCAAAATTAAGTTGCATCTGTTTCATTTCCTCTCGGTGCTAATTCCATTTCCTCACGGGCTTCATCAACATTGATAATCCCAGCTGCAAGCATTCTTTCCAATACTTCAATTTGTTCCAGTGGGTTACCACGTAGGTAATCATCTAAATCAAATTTAACAACCGAGCCACGCGGGGTCAGATCATTCATACTTAAACGCTCTGAAATACAGGCCATGTAAGGCTTAAGGCTAAAGTCCACAAGGCTACGGCGCTCTTGGCTTACGTTTGAGTAAGTGGCACTGGCTGATTCGGCGTTTATGTACCAAGCCGGGATGTTGCATAGTCGCGCAATTTCTGCTGCTGTGTTTAAGCGTGATTCAGTAAGTTGCATTTGCCCGGCATCATAACCAAAGGTTGTTACATCTAAAGGTCCTGACAAGTAGGCGGTTGAGCGTTGCTGCCGCGCTTGTTTCCATGATGCTAATAGGCTTGATACCTGCTCTGGCGGTAAATCTACGCCAGTGTTCTTTATAACCATTGTTGGGTTTGGTTCAGCAGCCATTCGGCTTACTGCCATTTCAAGTTCTAATGCTGTTCTAATGGTTCGGCCACCACGATTTAGTAGTCCCTCATCTAAACCACTAAACATGATTAGCGATCCAACACCATAAGCAGGACACAAATTACCATCTAGGTAAAAGCCATTTAGAATTTCATCAGTTTGTAAATCAGTTGTGAAAGTAACCCGGGTTGGATCTATACGCCGACATGCAATAGGTCGACCATCCTCTGGGCTAACTTCTAAGACAAGCCAGAACGCATGTCCCTTAAAGAGGATGTCCTCAATGGTCCAACACATCGTAATGAAACGTGGCAAGGCTGGATCAGGTTGCTTTAAGAGTGGTCGGCCCTCAATTTTTGCGCCAGTAACTTCATTGTAAGAATGCAAACCCAGTTCGCCAATAGTTCCGCAGATAATGTTTCTGGCTCGGGCTACAGCTGGTACTTGCATAGCATCGCCGCGGTTAATACCAAAGGCTTGGAATGGACTGAAATTATCTTGGTAATAAGGTATTGCTAAATTTGCTTTGGCTTGTACGTCTGATTTTTCTGGTGTTGTACCCAGTAAGAAATCAATAAATCCCATACTGCATTATCTCATAAATGTGTGACATTCAAGCATCTGGTAAGCGTGTCGGAATGTGTGGGCTAGTGATAGGAGTGACTAGCCCACACATGGGGTACTGCCAAGTAGACCTTAAGCACTAATGATACTCACACTCTGTTGTGGCGCACAAGCATGCCCAGCCGCCATTACTAATGCCACTGCAGCTGTGATTGGTACTTGAGCAGCTCTACGAGCAATGCGCCATCCACCATCTGATGCTGGCCGTCTAGCACATGAGACTAAGTGACTATGTAATGTCGGTTGTCCGGGATGAATGAATTTGCCAGACTGCATTGCATTAAGTGTTTGATCGCAACTAATGGCAAAGCCTGCTGATGCCCATGGTGTTGGCTCGGTTGCTATTCCTGCTTGTGCTAAACGTGGTGCAATGTAGCCAGCAGTGTTTGGATCATAAGCAAACTTTCTAGGTCTGTATCTACGAGCCAGTGTTGCCAGTTCACCTGTAAGTTCAAGATCATTTATTCCGCCCTCACGCTTCCATTCATGTAGGAATACGGCCATACCCTCTGGGCGCTCTTGAATAGTAACTAGGCAGGCAATCTCTCTATTGAAATTAAGATCTATAGCCATCCATGTAGGTAAATCATCCTCTAGTCCTATTTCCTGTTCGCCTGCATTCCACATGTCCATTGGCCATGGTGAATCAATGGCATCTACCCACATACAAAGTGTCTCTGTTTTGAAAGCATCTTTAGTATCAAAGATTGAGGCATCTTTAATGTTTTCTTTTGTAATTGTGTAACCCATTGCAGGGTTAGCCATTGCCCAAGCCTTTTCATCATTAACATCAGATCCGGCAGGTGCGCTGTACTCGTAGTAACCCATTCGGCTGGACTCAAAGGTCAAGGCCCTACGCCTTTGTTCATTTAAGACATTGCTGTTTAGATCGCCAGCATTGGATGTCCAAAACACTTGGGCATTAGGTCTGGCTCGGGTGATCGGTGTAACAGCTGCCCAAGTTGATTCATCAATCTCTCTAAGTTCATCTACATAAAGCAGGTCAGCAGTTGAGCCACGTGGGCCCTCACTGGTTGCAGCTCTAATCGCGTACTTTCGTAGGCGCTCACATTTACCGTTACATGACTTGGGGTAATGGTGGCAGTAAACCTCAATTTCCTCTTGGCCGTTAGTTCGGGAGACTCGCTTAATACGCTTACGCATCCAGTCAAGGCTTTCTGCCATGTCTACTGTTTGCTTAAAAGTATCCAGTGAAAGTTGGCGTGTCTGTGACATGGCAATAATGCTTTTCTCACCAAAGATAAATAGACCAGCCAGCATCCTCATTCGCATCATGTGAGTCTTGCCATTCTGTCTAGCTACGAGAACGCCTACTTGAGATCTTGCCCATGTGCCATCTGGATTTACCTTTAAGGCATCATCTAAAACATGTGATTGCCAAGGTAGTAATGGAACACCTAACTCATCCGCTAACTGGCTTACTAGCGGGCCTGCGCTGGGCAGTTTTAGTGGCGGGCTTTGTATTCTTGGTTTTGACAAGCCGTAGGAAATCTCCGACATAGGCTGTTCCATCATTATCCTCTTGTTTACTGGCAGTACGTGTTTCTACGGTTAGGTGCAGCTGCTGCAACACAATTAAAAACTTACCAGATAAGGCAGTTATGTCTTTTATGTCAGCGCCCATGTCAAAAGCCGTATCTAGTGCCTTGGCCATGCGCCGGGCGAGAGTGATGGCAGCTACGTCAGTGGAAGTGATCCAGTTAGCCACCGACAATGCAGAATTCAACGATAGGTAGATCTCAATTGGTTTATCCTCTGGCGGTTCTAGTTTCTTTACTGTCATGACTTAGGCCTTTCGGTTGTTGGTGGGTCAAATCTAGCCATCTGGGGAGAGATTCCTGC